ATGACAGAAATGAAATCCATCGGGCGAGATGGGTCACCGGAAGCGCTTTTGTCGGTGACAGAGCAACACCTGCTCAGGTCGGTAGACGATCTGAACGGGATCATAAAGGCGATCAAGGCCGGGGATATCAGCCGCTCGAAAGAGGTTACGGCAATCATATCCCTGCTTGGCAAGGCGCTCCAGTCGGCGCTGGATGAAAGGACCAGAGTTGAAAAGCTCCGCAGACATGAAGCCGGTGTTGTCAACGATTACGCGATCGACTTCGACGCAGCACGCGATGAGATCGGGCGCCGTCTGGCTCGCCTGCGCGCCACAGGAAGTGGTGCAGCAATTTCTTGACGGATTGAGCAACGGCGCGCTGCTGGCGCTGCCGTGGCTGTTCGAATTCTGGGCACTGCCGCACCAGTTGCCGCCAGAGGGCGACTGGAAGACCTGGGTGGTCCGGGGTGGCCGTGGCGCCGGCAAGACCCGCGCCGGGGCCGAATGGGTCCGCGCCGAGGTTGAGGGGGCGCGGCCGCTGGACAAGGGGCGGTCGCACCGGGTGGCATTGATCGGCGAAACGCTGGATCAGGCCCGCGAGGTGATGGTATTTGGCGAAAGCGGCATTCTGGCCTGTTCGCCGCCCGACCGCAAACCTGTGTGGGAGGCCGGGCGCAAACGGCTTTTATGGCCCAACGGGGCCACCGCCACGATCTATTCCGCCCATGATCCCGAAAGCCTGCGGGGGCCACAGTTTGATGCCGCCTGGGTCGACGAACTGGCGAAATGGAAACGCGCTGAAGAGACCTGGGACATGCTGCAATTCGGCCTGCGGCTGGGCGATGCGCCACGGCAGGTTGTCACCACCACGCCGCGCAACGTGCCGGTGCTGAAATCCCTGCTGGCCAACCCTTCCACCGTCTCGACCCATGCACCCACCGAAGCCAACCGCGCCTATCTGGCGGCGTCGTTCCTCGAAGAGGTCCGGGCCCGCTATTCTGGCACTAGGCTTGGGCGGCAGGAACTGGATGGTGTGTTGCTGGAGGATGCAGAAGGCGCGCTGTGGACGAGTGCCGGGCTGGAGGCGGCCCGGGTCGATCAGGTTCCCGCGTTGAGCCGGATCGTGGTGGCGGTGGACCCGGCGGTTTCGGGCCATGCCGGGTCGGACGAATGCGGGATCGTGGTTGCCGGAGTGCTGACCGAGGGGCCGCCGCAGGACTGGCGGGCCTATGTGCTGGAAGATGCCACGGTCCGCGCCACGTCGCCATCGGAATGGGCGCAGGCGGCGCTGGACGCGATGGAGCGCCATGGCGCGGAGCGGCTGGTGGCCGAGGTCAATCAGGGCGGTGATCTGGTGGAAAGCGTGGTGCGCCAGATTGATCCCCTGGTGCCGTTCCACGCGGTGCGCGCATCGCGTGGCAAAGTGGCACGGGCTGAGCCGGTGGCAGCACTTTATGAACAGGGCCGGGTGCGGCATGTGCGTGGCCTTGGCAAGCTAGAAGACCAGATGTGCCTGATGACTGCGCGTGGCTATGAGGGGCGTGGCAGCCCCGATCGGGTTGATGCGCTGGTCTGGGCGTTGACGGAGCTGATGATCCTGCCTGCCGCCCATTGGCGCAGGCCGAGGGTGCGGCTGCTCTGACGCTGTGTCCATTTTCTGTTTCCAAATATCCCACGGGGGTCCGGGGGTGTGAAACCCCCGGCCTACGCCGGAAGGGACTGGAACCGGTCTGGCTTGATGTGCCGGACCTCCATTCGCCTGAACGAGGAGCAAACGCATGGTGTTCGAATTTTTCCGGCGCGCCGGATCGGCAGTGCCGGAGGGGGCGGGGGGCAGCATCGCTGCGCTTCAGGCCCCGGAAGCAAAGGCTTCGGCCACCGGACCGGTGATTGCCTATGCCAGTTCGGGGCGTGTGGCCTGGAGCCCGCGCGATACTGTATCGTTGACCAAAACCGGGTTTCAGGGCAATCCGGTCGGATTCCGCACCGTCAAGCTGATTGCCGAGGCGGCGGCGGCGCTGCCGCTGGTGTTGCAGGACCACGAACGGCGTTTTGATCAGCATCCGTTGCTGGACCTGATCCGCCGCCCCAACGGGGCTCAGGGCAAGGCCGAACTGTTCGAGGCGCTTTATGGCCAGTTGCTGTTGTCGGGCAATGGCTATCTGGAAGCGGTGGGCGGTGAAGATGCCGACGGCGCGGTGATGTTGCCGGGTGAACTGCATGTGCTGCGCTCTGACCGGATGAGCCTGATCCCCGGCATCGACGGTTGGCCGGTGGCCTATGACTACACGGTCGGCAACCGTCGCCACCGCTTTGACGTGACCGGTCTGGCCAGTCCGATCTGCCATATCAAGACCTTTCATCCACAAGATGATCATTATGGATTGTCGCCGATGCAAGCTGCGGCGACCGCGGTGGATGTTCACAACTCTGCCTCGCGCTGGTCAAAGTCGTTGCTCGACAATGCCGCACGGCCCTCTGGTGCCATCATCTACAAGGGCACTGACGGTCAGGGTTCGATGAGTGCCGATCAATACGACCGGCTGGTCAGCGAGATGGAGGCGCATCACCAGGGTGCCCGAAATGCCGGGCGGCCGATGCTGCTGGAAGGCGGACTTGACTGGAAGCCGATGGGGTTCAGCCCCTCGGACATGGAGTTCCAGAAAACCAAGGAAGCCGCCGCGCGTGAGATTGCGGTGGCCTTTGGCGTGCCGCCGATGCTGATCGGCCTGACCGGTGATGCCACCTATGCCAACTATCAGGAAGCCAACCGGGCATTCTACCGGCTGACCGTGGTGCCGCTGGTCACGCGGGTTGCCGCCAGCGTTTCGTATTGGCTTTCAGCCTTTACCGGCGAAATGGTCGAATTGCGGCCCGATCTGGATCAGGTGCCCGCACTGGCGGCGGAGCGCGATCAGCAGTGGGCCCGCGTTGGTGCCGCAACCTTTCTGACCGACACCGAAAAGCGCGCCATTCTGGGTCTGCCACGGCTGGCGGAGGAAGAATGAACGAGCGCGTGCCTGTCGGGGGATCGCGCTACCTGTACGACAGTTTCGACGCCGCCTCGGCGCGGATCGAGGCCAACGAACGGGTGGCGCAGGAGCGCTGGACCGCGCTGGAATACCGGTTGCAGCAGATCGAAACCACGTTGGAGCGGATGGAGCGGCGGATTTGGCTCGCCGTTTACGGCATGGCGGCATTTCTTGCCGCTCAGGGGGCCGAAGTGCTGCTGCAATCGGCGATCAAATAGGAAAGGGCGGGTGTGATGAATGACAGTCCGGGTTTGCCGGGGCTGGAGCACAAGTATGTGCGGCTGGCTGAAGAGATGGTCGTCACCGATGGCACGGTGATTTCGGGCTATGCCTCGTTGTTCGACAAGCGCGACCAAGGCGGTGACGTGGTGCTGCCCGGGGCTTACGGCAAAAGCCTGAAGGCGTTGGCGGGCAAGGGTGGACGGGTCAAGATGCTTTGGCAGCATGACCCCGCCCAGCCCATCGGCATCTGGGATGAGGTCCGCGAAGACAATCGCGGCCTGTATGTCAAGGGCCGCCTGCTGGCCGAAGTGGAGAAGGGCCGCGAAGCGGCGGCGCTGATTGCAGCGGGGGCGATCGACGGTCTGTCGATCGGCTATCGTACCGTCCGCGCCGAAAAGGATGGCAAGGGCCAGCGGCTCTTGTCGGAACTGGAGCTGTGGGAAGTGTCTTTGGTGACATTCCCGATGCTGCCTGATGCGCGGGTCGGGGCAAAGGGCAATGCGCCTGATGGCTTGCTGCGCGCACTTGCCCGAGCCTTCGACGAGGCCCGGGAAGCATTGGCGGGCCAGGGCCCCGCTGTCTGAACCTCGCGAAAAAGGGTGATGCAAATGATGAAAACCGAGACCAAGGCTCGGGTCGAAACCGGCATGCCGGACGACCTGCACCCGGCAGCGGAGGTAAAGACCGCGCTGACCGGATTTCTGAATGAGTTCAAAGGCTTTCAGACCGATATGAAATCAAAGCTGCAACAACAGGAAGAGCGACTGACCATGCTTGATCGGAAAACCATGATTTCGGCGCGCCCGGCGCTTGCGACCAACGCGGACTTTGATGTGCCGCACAAAAAGGCCTTTGCCGCCTATGTGCGCAGTGGCGATGACGATGGCCTGCGCGGGCTGGTGCTGGAAGGCAAGGCCCTGTCCACCGCCGTCGCTTCTGACGGTGGCTATCTGGTGGACCCGCAAACCTCTGACCGGATCCGGTCGCTGCTGTTTGCCACCTCGTCGCTGCGTTCGGTCGCCAATGTGGTCAATGTCGATGCCCCGTCGTTCGACGTGCTGATCGACCGCACCGAAGTCGGCTCTGGCTGGGCGACCGAAACGGCGTCGCAGGCTGAAACCTCGACCCCGGCCATCGAGCGTATCTCGATCAAGCTGCACGATTTGTCGGCGATGCCCAAGGCCAGCCAGCGTTTGCTGGACGACAGCGCCTTTGATGTCGAGGGCTGGCTGGCTGGCAAGATCGCCACCCGCTTCATCCGCGCCGAAGCCGCCGCTTTCATCAGCGGCACCGGGGTCGATCAGCCCAAAGGCTTTCTGCTGCCAACGCAGGTTGCCAACGCCTCATGGACCTGGGGCAACATCGGCTATATCCCCACCGGTTTCGCAGGTGACTTTTCGCCCACCAACTCTGCCGATTGCATCGTGAACCTGGTTTACGCGCTGACGGCTGACTATCGCGCCAACGCCACCTTTGTGATGAACTCGAAAACCGCCGGCGCGGTGCGCAAGATGAAGGACGCCGACGGCCGGTTCCTGTGGTCCGACGGTCTGGCAGCCGCTGCCCCGGCGCTGCTGATGGGATATCCGGTGCTGGTCTGCGAAGACATGCCCGACATCGCCGCCAACAGCTATTCCATCGCTTTCGGCGATTTCCGATCCGGCTACACCATCGCCGAACAGCCGGACGTGCGCGTGCTGCGTGACCCGTTCTCTGCCAAGCCGAACGTGCTGTTTTATGCCCACAAGCGGGTTGGTGGCGAAGTGACCGACTTTGCTGCGATCAAGACGCTGAAATTCGCCGTCAGCTAGAGCTGGCGCGAAAAGACTGCCCCCGGTGCAAGCCGGGGGCAGGTTCAGGCTGCATGTCTGACCCTCTTGCAGGCAGGAATTCGGAGAAACCCCATGATCTTGATCGAACAGGCCCCGGTGGCCGATGCAGCCTTGCCGTTGCAGGAATTCAAGGACCATCTGCGGCTTGGTACCGGCTTTACCGATGATGGCGCGCAGGATGCGCTGCTCAAGCGGTTGCTTCGCGCCGCCGTGGCTGGAATTGAAAGCCGTATCAGCAAGATGCTGATCAAGCGTTCGTTCCTTTACACCATCGAATGCTGGCGCGATCCGGGCGAACAGGCGCTGCCGGTCGCCCCGGTGCAAGCCATCACGTCGTTGACGCTGGTCGATGTGACCGGGATACCGACGCTGATCGACCCTACCCGCTATGTGCTCGTGCGTGACACCCATCGCCCCAAACTGGCCGCATCGGGGGTGCTGCTGCCCAATATCCCCACCGATGGCACGGCAGAGATCGTGTTCGACGCGGGCTTTGGTCCGGCATGGACCGATGTTCCTGCCGATCTGAGCCAGGCGGCGATGCTGCTGGCAGCGCAATATCACGAACACCGGCTGGAAAGCGATGCGGGCACCATGCCGTTTGGTGTCACCGCGCTGATCGAGCGCTGGCGCAATATCCGCATTCTGGGTGGGGGTGTGGCGTGAAAGCGGTAAACCTGTCGCGCAAGCTGGTGCTGGAGCAGGTGACGCGCACCGCCGACAGCATGGGCGGCCATGTGCTGACATGGGTGCCACTTGGCACCCTGTGGGCGGATGTTCAGCCGGGCACCGGGGGCGAGCGCTATGCCGAGTTCGTCACCCTGTCGAATGTCGCCTATCGCATCACGGTGCGCGGTGCCCCGCAGGGAGCGCCCTCGCGCCCCAAGCCGGAGCAACGGTTCCGCGATGGCATTCGGATTTTCCACATCGTAGCGGTGACCGAAGCGGACATTGAGGCGCAATATCTGACCTGTTTCGCGCAAGAGGAGGTAGGGGCATGAGCTATGGTGTTGCCGCCGCATTGCAGGCCGCTGTCTATCAGCATCTGGCCGCTGATACCGCCCTTGCCTCGCTGGTCGGCGCCGCGATTTATGATGCGGTGCCGGCGGGTACCGCTCAAGGCACCTTCGTGTCGATCGGGCCTGAAGACGTGCGCGACCGGTCTGACAAGAGCGGCGGCGGGGCCGAGCATGATTTCGTGGTGAGTGTCATCACCGATCTTGCCGGATTTGCCACCGCCAAGGCGGCGGCAACGGCGGTATCGGATGCGCTGATCGGCGCGCCCTTGGTGCTAACACGCGGTGCACTGGTCGGCCTGTGGTTTCTGAAAGCCGTTGCCCGGCGCGGCGACCGTGGGTTGGTGCGCCGCATCGACCTGACCTTCCGCGCCCGCGTCGAAGACAATTGACCCTTTTACTGGAGAGACGGACATGGTGGCCCAAAACGGCAAAGACCTGTTGATCAAACTTGATCTGACGGCGAACGGACAGTTTGTAACCATCGCGGGGCTGCGTGCCACCCGGATCAGTTTCAACGCTGAAACCGTGGATGTCACCAGCCTGGAAAGTCAGGGTGGCTGGCGCGAACTGCTGGGGGGGGCCGGGGTCAAATCGGCGTCCATCGCGGGGTCGGGCGTGTTCCGCGACGATCCCGCCGACGAGCGCGCCCGCCAGATCTTCTTTAACGGCGAAGTGCCGAATTTTCAGGTGATCGTGCCCAGTTTCGGCATCATCGAGGGGCCCTTCCAGATCACCAGCCTTGACTATGCCGGCAGCCACAATGGCGAAGCGACCTATGAGCTGGCGCTGGCTTCGGCCGGGGTTCTGAGCTTCACGGCGATCTGATGGTCAATCCCTATACGGGTGAAGTGGCGATTCGTCTGGATGGCGTGGCGCATGTCATGAAGCTGACTCTTGGGGCGCTGGCAGAGTTGGAAACTGCGCTGGACGCCCCGAGCCTGATCGACCTGGTCGAGCGGTTCGAGGCGGGGCGGTTCTCTACCCGCGACGTGCTGGCGCTGGTGGTCGCCGGTTTGCGCGGTGGCGGCTGGACCGGTTCTGCCGCCGACCTTTTGCAGGTGGACATCGGCGGTGGTCCGGTGGAAGCGGCGCGGGCGGCGGCGGAGCTGCTGGCCCGCGCCTTTCAGGTGCCAAGCGGTGCGCCATGACCGGGATTGACTGGCCCGGGACGATGCGGGCCGGGCTGCGCGATCTGGGCCTGCGGCCATGGGAGTTCTGGCGGCTGACGCCGGTGGAACTGCTGCTGATGCTGGGGGTCGAAGGTACCGCGGCGCCTTTGACCCGCGCACGGCTGGAGCAACTGGCTGTGGCTTTTCCGGATTTGGAACAGGGGAACGATGATGGCGGATGTGGATGCATTGAGCGACCAGCTGGCGGCACTGGAGGCGAGCCTGGAGGGAGCGCAGGCGGTGACTTCGGCGTTTGAAGGCGAGTTGAGCCGGATGCGGGAAAGCCTGATCTACACCGGTCGGGAGGTCAACACGCTGTCATCCTCGATCGGTGGCGGGCTTCGGCGCGCCTTTGACGGGCTGGTGTTTGACGGGCTGAAGCTGTCGGACGCGCTGCGGGTTGTGGCGAAATCGATGGTGGATGCAGTCTATTCGGCGGCGCTCAAGCCTGTGCAAGGCGCGCTGGGTGGGGCTTTGGCGAACGGGCTGAACTCTTTGATGAGCGGTTTGACCCCTTTTGCCAAAGGCGGGGTCGTCAGTGGCCCCACCGCATTCCCGATGCGCGGCGGCGGCGGCCTGATGGGCGAAGCCGGGCCTGAGGCGATCATGCCGCTTTCGCGCGGTGCCGACGGACGGCTGGGCGTTTCGATGAGTGGGGGCGGGCCGGTCAATGTGGTGATGAACATCACCACCCCCGATGTCACCGGGTTTCAGCGCAGCCAGAGCCAGATTGCCGCCGACATGGCGCGCGCGCTCGGCCGTGGCCAGCGCAACCGTTAGGAGAGAACCATGGGATTTCACGAAATTCGCTTTCCTGCCAACCTGAGCTTCGGCTCGGTCGGCGGGCCGGAGCGGCGCACCGAGATCGTCACGTTGTCCAACGGGTTCGAAGAGCGCAACACGCCCTGGGCTGACTCTCGCCGCCGCTATGACGCAGGTGTGGGGTTGCGCAGCCTGGATGATGTGGAAGCGCTGCTCGCCTTTTTCGAGGCGCGACGCGGGCAGTTGTTCGGCTTTCGCTGGAAAGACTGGTCCGACTACAAATCCTCGATCCCGTCAGCTGCGCCGCATTTCGAGGATCAGTTGCTGGGCCACGGCGATGGTGTGACCCGCGATTTCCAGATCCTTAAAACCTATAAATCGGGCAACCAAAGCTATGCCCGCCCGATTGCCAAACCGGTTGCGGCAACGGTGCTGGTGGGGGCAGGCGGGGTGCAGATGACCGAAACCATCCATTTCACCTTTGATGCCACCGCCGGCATCATCAGCTTTGAAGCTGCCCCTGATCCGGATGCGCCCGTTACCGCCGGGTTCGAATTTGATGTGCCGGTGCGGTTCGATACCGATCGCATCCAGACCTCTGTCGCCAGTTTCAAGGCGGGGCAGGTGCCGAATGTGCCGGTCGTGGAGGTGCGGTTGTGATGACAGCACTTGATGACCATCTGGCGCTGGGCACGACGACCGTCTGCCGAGCCTGGGCTGTAACGCGGCGTGACGGTACGGTGATGGGGTTTACCGACCATGACCGCGATCTGTCCTTTGACGCCATCACATTTCGGGCCAGCACGGGGGTTACCGCCAAGGCCTTGCAGCAGTCGACCGGCCTGTCGGTTGACAATTCGGAAGCCGTTGGCGCTTTGACCAGCGCCGCACTCACCGAAACCGATATTCTGGCGGGGCGCTATGACGGTGCCGGGGTTCAGGTCTGGCTGGTCAACTGGGCCGATGTGGCGGCGCGCAAGTTGCAGTTTCGGGGCTCATTGGGGGAGATCGAGCGCAGCGGTGGCGGTTTTCGTGCAGAATTGCGCGGATTGGCTGAAGTGCTCAACCAGCCGCAAGGTTTGGTTTATCAAAAGACCTGCTCTGCCGTTCTTGGTGACGGGCGGTGTCGGTTCGATCTGGACGCCTTGGGTTACAGCGACGAACGCCCGGCCGAGGGTGTGTCTGACCGCCGGCATTTCCAGTTTTCCGGCTTTGCAGGCTTTGATGATCGCTGGTTCGAAGGTGGCAGGTTGCTTGTGCTGACAGGTGCCGCCACCGGGCTTGTCGGCGTGGTCAAGAACGACAGGTTGAGTGCTGCGGGGCGCAGCATCGAGCTTTGGCAGTCACTGGGGGCTGAAATCTTGACCGGTGACGTGCTGCGGTTTGAGGCGGGGTGCGACAAGCGGGCTGATACTTGTCGACTGAAATTTAACAATTTCAGTAACTTCCGTGGCTTTCCTGATATTCCGGGCGAGGATTGGCTGATGAGCTACCCAACACGAGCCGGATTGAATGATGGCGGGAGCCTGATGCGATGACCAACCTTGGGGAGCGCATTGTGGCAGAGGCAAGGGCATGGATCGGCACACCCTATCTGCATCAGGCCTCGGTCCGGCTGGCCGGTGCGGATTGTCTTGGCCTGCTGCGCGGCGTCTGGCGAGAAGTGGTCGGTGACGAACCGGAGGTGGTGCCGGCCTATACCCAGGACTGGGCAGAGCCGGGGCACATCGAGGCACTTCTGCAGGCTTCCAACCGTCATCTGATTCCCAGGGCCCTGCAAGCGGAGGCACCCGGCGATGTGCTGCTGTTTCGTATGCGCGACGGGGCGATTGCCAAGCATCTGGGGATTGCCGCCCGGGTTGGCCCGCCGCTGGGTGCGAGTTTTATCCATGCCTACACCGGGCATGGGGTGGTTGAAAGCCCGCTGTCCGACCCCTGGCGCCGCCGCATCGTGGCGCGTTTCGCATTTCCTGAAGGAGCCTCTTGATGGCGACGATTCTGTTATCGGCAGTCGGAGCGGGCCTTGGTGCGGGCTTTGGCGGAACGGTGCTGGGCCTTTCCGGCGCCGTGATAGGTCGGGCCGTCGGGGCAACCCTTGGCCGGGTAATCGACCAGCGCCTGATGGGGGCCGGATCAGAAGCGGTGGAAAACGGCAAGGTCGATCGTTTCCGCTTGACCGGTGCCAGCGAAGGCAGCGCAGTTGCCCGGATCTTTGGCCGGATGCGGGTGGGAGGTCAGGTCATCTGGGCCTCGCGCTTTGAAGAAAGCGTTACCACGTCTGGCGGTGGCAAGGGCACGCCCAGGCCGTCGACCACGACTTTTTCCTACTCGGTCAATCTGGCAATTGCCCTGTGTGAAGGCGAGATTGCCCGGGTTGGCCGCATTTGGGCCGACGGGGTGGAGATTGGCGCAGCCGATTTTACGCTGCGGGTCTATGCCGGAGGCGAGACCCAATTGCCCGATCCGAAGATCGAGGCGGTTGAAGGGGCGGGCAATGCACCAACCTATCGCGGCATAGCCTATGTTGTCATCGAAGATCTGGCTTTGTCGCGGTTCGGCAACCGGGTGCCGCAGTTCACCTTTGAGGTGGTGCGTCCTGCGCATGTCACCAAGCCAGGGGTCGTACCTGACCTGTCGCAGGCCATTAAGGCAGTGGCCCTGATGCCCGGAACCGGCGAATATGCGTTGGCCACGACCCCGGTCCACTATTCACTCGGACCGGGGGTCAACCAATCCGCCAATGTCAATACGCCCAGCGGAAAGAGCGATCTGGATACCTCACTCGACATGCTGCGGGGGGAATTGCCCAACTGCGGTGCTGTGTCGCTGGTGGTTTCGTGGTTCGGCGACGATCTGCGCTGCGGCAGTTGTCAGGTCCAGCCAAAGGTTGAACAGACCGGTTCCGACGGTGTGGGTATGCCATGGAGTGTCAGCGGGATTGCCCGTGCCGCCGCGTCCGTGGTGGCGCAATCTGGTGGTCGGCCGGTCTACGGCGGTACACCCGCGGATCAATCGGTGATCGAAGCCATTCAGGCAATTCACGCCGGTGGCCAGGAGGTAATGTTTTACCCGTTCATGTTGATGGGGCAATTGGCGGGCAACGGGAAAGCGGATCCGTGGACGGGTTCGACCGACCAGCCGGCTTTGCCCTGGCGCGGGCGGATTACCCTGTCTGTTGCACCGGGCCAACCGGGTTCGCCGGACCGCACCATTGCCGCCAATGCGGAAGTTGCTGCCTTTTTCGGTACGGCCCAGCCCACTGATTTCGCGGTTTCGCCGGGCAGCGTAACCTATGGTGGCCCGACAGAATTCACCTTTCGCCGATTCATCCTGCACTATGCCGCGATGGCCGCTGCCGCCGGTGGCGTCGAGGCCTTTTGCATTGGATCGGAAATGCGAGGTCTGACGCAGGTTCGGGGCGGTGCCGATGCGTTTGTCACCGTGGTTGCGCTGAAACAGCTGGCGGCGGATGTTCGCGCCATCCTTGGGCCAAATACGAAAATCGGCTATGCCGCAGACTGGTCTGAGTATTTCGGCTATCAGAGCCCCGATGGCTCAACCTACTTCCACCTTGATCCCTTGTGGTCGGACGCCAACATCGACTTTGTCGGCATCGACAACTACATGCCGATCGCGGATTGGCGCGATGGGTTCGAGCATACTGATTCAACCTTTGGTGCCATCTACAACCTGGACTACCTGAAAGCCAATATCGCCGGGGGCGAGGGGTTTGACTGGTACTACGATTCCGTTCAAGGAGCCGATGCCCAGATCAGGTTACCCATCACCGATGGAGCTTATGGCGAACCCTGGGTCTATCGTTACAAAGACCTGAAAAGCTGGTGGTCACTTGCGCACCATGAACGGCCGGGTGGAGTGCGCCAGACGGTGCCGACTGGATGGGTTCCGCAATCCAAACCGATTTGGTTTACGGAAATCGGCTGCGCCGCCATCGATAAAGGTGCCAACGAGCCCAACCGTTTCCTTGATCCGAAATCAACGGAATCCGGTGTGCCACGCTATTCCAATGGTCGTCGGGACGATCTGATGCAGATGCAATATCTGCGCGCTACAGCAGATTTCTGGGCCGATGGTGTAAATAACCCGATATCCGCCAGCTATTCAGGTGCGATGGTCGATATGGCGCACGCCCATATCTGGGCCTGGGATGCGCGCCCCTATCCGGCTTTTCCGAATAATCTGGAACTGTGGAGTGACGGCGAAAACTATGCCAAAGGCCACTGGGTTGTGGGCCGCACCACGGCGCAGCCACTTGCAAACGTAACGGCAGAATTGTGCGAAGCGAGTGGTTTGTTGGACTATGACACCGCAAGACTCTACGGGGTTGTTCGCGGCTATTCGGTGTCAAGCGGTGAAACTGCGCGGTCGTCGTTGCAGCCCCTGATGTTGGCCTATGGCTTTGACAGTCAGGAACGCGACGGGTTGATCGGGTTCCGGATGCGCGACGGCAACCCGGACGCCGTCCTTCAACCGGAAGAGCTGGTTCAACGTGCTCAGCGTGACGGCCGTTTGGAAACCCGGCGGTTGCCGTCTGCGGAGATTGCCGGCAGGGTTCGTCTGAACTTCGTTGGGGCGGAAGGCGACTATGAGGCCCGCAGCGCTGAGGCGATCTTTCCCGACGAGGTGTCGCGGTCTGTCGATCAGACCGAGGTTGCACTTGTTCTGACGTTTGCCGAAGGGCGCGGTATCGCCGAGCGGTGGCTGGCCGAGGCGCGAGTGGGGCGCGATGTGATCCAGTTCGACCTGCCACCATCGCAAAGCCATCTGGGGGCAGGTGATGTGGTAGAGATCGACGCCGGGCAGGGCTCGCTGCGCTATCGTATTGACCGCGTTGAACAAGCCGGGGCCAACGCGGTTGAGGCGGTCCGGGTTGAGGAGGGTCTGTATCGCCCCAGCGATCTGGCAGAAGAGCGGATCATCCCACGCCCCTTCGTGGCACCGGTGCCGACCTATCCACTGTTCCTGGATCTGCCGCTGCTGACGGGTTCGGAAGTTGAACATGAGCCCCACATTGCCGTGACAGCGACGCCCTGGCCGGGATCAGTGGCTGTATATAGTTCGGATATTGACGCCGGATATGTGCTGAACCGACTTTTGCCCGCATCTGCAACCATTGGCGTCACCCAAACCGCGCTTTTCCGGCACCCTCCGGGGTTGTGGGATCGGGGCACGCTGCTCAGGGTGCAGGTGTTCGGCGGCACCCTCGCCTCTGCCACGACTGACGCAGTTCTAAACGGCGCCAATCTGATGGCCATCGGAGATGGGACAAGTGGCTATTGGGAATTGTTCCAGTTTTCCACTGCCAATTTGGTAGGGCCCCAGACCTATGATCTTGGCCTTCGGCTTCGTGGCCAGCTTGGCAGCGATGCCTTGGCTCCGGCATCATGGCCGTCTGGAAGTCAGGTGGTACTGGTCAATTCTGCCTTGCAACAGATAGATCTCGCGATGTCAGCGCGGGGTTTGGCGCGGCACTATCGCATAGGTGCGGCGTTGCGGGCCGTCGATGATCCATCCTATGTCCATCGGGTAGATGGGTTTGACGGGATCGGACTGCGGCCCTATTCGCCATCCCATCTCAAATCAGTGACTGCCGCAGGTGGCGACCGGCAACTCAGCTGGATCAGGCGGACAAGGATCGACGGCGACAGTTGGGCATCGGTCGAAGTTCCCTTGGGTGAAGCGGCAGAAAGCTACCTTGTGCAGATCCTGCAGGGGCAAGCGCTGCTTCGTTCGACCACAGTATCAACGCCGGTCTGGACCTACACCCAGGGGCAGCAGGTGGCTGATGCGGTCACTTTGCCCTTTACCGTTCAGGTCGCGCAAATATCGGACCGGTATGGAGCCGGGCTTTTCAAGGGGATTGTGATCGATGTCTGAAACCACGCAACTTGGTTTGCCGCTGTTGCAGCCTTCGCAGGCGCAAAAGCATGTGACGGTCAATGAAGCGATGACGGTGCTGGACACAGTCGTGCAGCTATCGGTCAAGGACAGCGTTCTGAACACGCCCCCCTCGCTTCCGGCTGAGGGAGACCGCTATATAACCGGATCCGCCCCCATAGGTGCGTGGTCGGGAATGGCGCGGCAGGTTGGTGTCTGGATCGGCGGCGCCTGGGTGTTTCGACAGCCAATGGAGGGATGGATCGCCTGGGACGAAACCGGCGGCGAAGCGCTGGTCTTTACCCTTGCCGACTGGCAGTCGCTGCTGAGCGGCGCACTGCCCAACAATTTGCCCGAATTGGGTGTTGGTGCTTTACCCGATATTACCAACAAATTCGTGTTCTCCGGCACCAACAGCCTTTTCACCAGTGCAGGCTCCATCGACCTGACGATGAACAAGGCCGCTGCAGGGAATGATGCGTCGTTGACGTTCAAGGACGGGTTCAGTGCCCGTGCATTGCTGGGGCTGCTGGCAAACAATAATTTTACACTCAAAGTGAGTAACAATGGCTCTTCCTTTGCCACACCGCTGGTCGCCAATGCCGTTACTGGCAAGATTGCGACTCTGCTGGCGACCGCGAATGGCGTAACGTTGAGCGATGCCACCGACCCTACTAAGGCCGCGCAATTCTCGCTTTCCGGGATAGCGACCGGCACGACCCGAACGTATGGTCTGCCCGATTCCAGCCAGACTCTCGCTCACATTGGCACCGACAGCCAAACCTTTGCGGGGCCGCTTACCTTTTCAAATTCGACTGTGAGCCTTGGCACTTCGGTTGCGACGGCGACTTACGGTCTGGGCAGCGGTGCGACCGGTTCGGGTGCGGGCAAGACTGTGGATATCGGCACTGCCGGAGTTGCAGGGTCGACAACCGTCATCAACCTGGGGTCCAGTGTCGGCGGGGCCGGCGGCACGCTGGTTGTCAATTCGCCGACGGTCACTTTTGCCAATAGCGTGACGTCGGTGGGAATGCCGCAGGCCAACCTCGCCGCTGGGCAACTTGGCATTGGCGGCGCGACCGCCGACAGCACCAACCGCCTGAGCCTCAACAGTTCCAACGTGTTGCTGAACAATGCCGGGACAAGCATCGACGTTAGCGTGAACAAGGCCGCATCCGGAAATGATGCCTCGGTCACCTTCAAATCCGGGTTCAGCGCAAGGGCCCTGCTTGGCCTGTTGGCCTCGGACGACTTGACGCTGAAAGTCAGCCCGGACGGCACCGTCTTTCTTGACGGTTTGGTGGTGGATCGCACAACCGGTAGGGTCAGCTTTCCGCAGGGTGCCCGGCTTGGCCCGTTGTCCACTGACCCCGTAAGCCCGGGCGACGGTACGATTTGGTACAATTCTACCACCACGCAACTGAGGGCCAGACTGAACGGGGCGACCCGAATTCTGGCATCAGACGATACCGCCTTTACCCAGCCGGGAACTGGCGACCATATCTCGACTTCGATGGGATCGGGTTCCACGACAGCCACGGCAGCGGGGGCCGCAGGCCGGTTCGACCTGTTCCCCTTCGTCCCACGCGGCGATGTGACGGCGGATCTGATTGCGCTGAACGTGTCAACCGCGGTCGCTTCGGCGCAGGGCAAGCTGCTGATCTATGGCAGCAATGCACTGGGCCAGCCGACCAACCGGATCTTTGAGTCGGCGGCACTGGACTTCAGCACCACCGGTTTCAAAACTGCTGCGATATCTGTCACGTTCCGCAAAGGGCAGGTTTACTGGATCGGCATCCGCCACAGTTCTACGGCAACGCTGACGACCTTTGCCACAGGTGCTACCCCGGACTTGACGACCTCGGACCTTACGCTGCAACTGCGCAAGGTGCTGCGCCGTACGCTGGCGTTCGCCACCGCTGCGCCGGACCCGTGGGGCTACTTGTCAACGGAAACAGTGAACGGTTCAGCCGTGGCAACGTTCCTGCGATCCACTTAG